CTTTGATCCCGACAACGCCACCGGGAAAGCGCTTGTAGCACTGTGTGCGCTCACCGGCACACTGCCGAACCCCGAACGTAAAAGCTCAGGTGTTGTCGTGCTGACGGGCGATCCTGGTACTGTGCTGACTGTCGGGCGTGGTGTGTCGGAGGCTACGAGCGGCGCGCGGTTTTTGACTACCGCTGCTGTCACGCTCTCGCTTGATTCGAGCTGGACCACGTCCACGGCCTACGCAGTCGGCGATCGTGTGTCAAACGGGGTAAGCCCGGCTCGGATCTATCAAGCCACGGTCGCGGGTACAAGTGCTGCCCTTGGTAGCGGGCCGAGTGGTACCGGCTCGGTGATTACCGACGGGTCTGTGACGTGGACTTATTGCGGTGAGGGGACGGCGAGCGGTGTCTCTGCGATCGAGTCCGTGGAAGCCGGGCCCTACGCTGCAGCGACCGGCACGCTGACCATGATCGACACACCGATCACCGGCTGGCTCAGTGTCAGAAACCTATCCGATGTCAAGGTCGGGGCCTACCTTGAAACAGACGCGGCTCTGCGCATCCGTCGGGAAAACGAGATCACGGGCAATGCCAACGGAACGCTGGACGCGATCCGCGCGAAGCTTCTGCGTGTAGGTCAAGGTGGCGCAAATCCCGTGCTTGACTGTGTTGTCTTTGAAAACACGACGATGATCGTCAGCGTCGACGGACTTCCGCCCAAGTCGATCGAAGCGATCGTGCTGGGTGGTGACGATCAAGCGCTCTTCGATACGATCCTTGCGACGAAAGACGCGGGCATCGAGTCGCACGGTAACACCGTCGGCAGCTCAAACGACAGCGCCGGATTTCCGCACGTCGTCAAGTTTACGCGACCGACGGAAAAGCTTGTGTGGATCGAGCTTGATCTGATCAAGGACGTAGCGCGCTACCCGCTCGACGGTGACGCGCAATGTAAACAGGCTATCCTCGACTGGCACACGTCAGCGAACGGCTACACCTTCGGCAAAGACGCCACTGTCTGGGGGATATCTACGTCGCTGTACAAAGTCCCCGGCGTGCTCAAGGTGTCGAGCGTGCGGCTCGGGTTTGCCCCAGCTCCGGTCGGCACCGCTGATCTTCCGATCGCGATCCGTGAGATCGCCCGATTCGATTCAAGCCGGATCACAATCAGCTCGACAGGTGGGACGCCGTGAGTTCGATTACCTACCGCCCTGATGTGGCCGCGTTCCTACTGTCGAGGCTTGCCGAGGAGTTTCGCAAGCCCCGGATTAGCAAGCTGTTCGGAGGTATCGGCACTCAGTACCAGGCCCTTGAGGATGCCGCGTGGCAGCTTTACACCCTCCGCTCGGTCGATACAGCCGAGGGCTGGGTGCTCGACGTGTTAGGTAAGCTTGTCGGCGAGCGAAGGCAGGGAAGCCCGGACGCTGATTACCGTATCCGTGTTCGCGCGCGGATTCGCGCAAACCTGAGCGACGGCACAATCGAGGACGTGCTCGCGGTGTTCGGGCTGCTGCTTGGCGGTACTGGCACGCTTCGTATGCAAGAGTACTTCCCGGCGGGCTTTGTCTTGCGTGTGGGCGGTGTCTCATTGACCCTCGCGCAAATCGCGATCTTCGCTCGATTTCTGCTCCAAGTCCGAGGCGCTGCAATCGACGCGCAGCTCGGCTATCAGACCGTCGCAGACGCTGACGCATTTGTGTGCGCGACTTCCTCGCCGCTCACATCACCAGTAGCGGTCAGCGCGATCACGATCACAGTCGCTGACGCAACATCGTTCCCCGCCAGCGGGAGCGTCATAATCGACGAGGGTCTGCCCGCAGCCGAAACCCTCGTATACACCTCACGCACCAGCACTCAGCTACTCACGGCACCGGCTACCTTCGCGCATAACATCGATGCGATGGTTGCTGTGGTCGGGAGTACAGGCAAGGGCTGGGGTGATACCTCAAACCCGAGCGCGGGCGGAGCGCTCGTAGGAGTTATTTGATGCTTGGCTACCTCAAAGACCACCCGGAAGTAGTGGCGTCGGTGCTTGCGTTCGCGGGCGCGCTGCTGCGCCTGCTTGACAACCGACTGAAAACACGCGCGCTACTCGCAGCTTCGAGCGAAGAGGTGCGAGAGAAGATCGCAAACCTACCGCCTGTGTCCGGCCTGCTCGTGCTGCTGCTTGCAGCGGCTGCGCTGGTGTCGTGCCTGCTGGCCTTCGTCAAGTTTGAGCAGCAGCTCGCATCATCAGCCCGCGAGTGCAGCGCGGATCGCGACTGCGAACCACCGGCCAAGTGCAGGCGCGGTGCCTGTGTCGATCTGGCCGAGAGTTTCAAGCCAACCGTGGCGCTCTACTTCGAGCGTCGTCAATCACCTATCGGGAGACTGCCGTGATCAAACCAGCGTCATCAACACTGCCCCGGTGGGCAAGTACCGTATCTGCCGATCCTGCTCGCGTCGTCGAGCCCCCGTCCGGTAAAAAAGATGTGGGCTGGGATGTCGCGGAAAAACCCCCGGCCCAGTGGAAAAACTGGCTGAGCCTTCAGGTCTACACCTGGCTCTTGTGGCTCGACTCGTTTGAGTCAGAACCTCACACCTGGAGCCGGACGCAAACCCTCACCGAAGGCATCGCCGTATCGAACACGACCCTAAACACGAGGGCGATCCTCGCGACGGGTAACGGTACGGCTGAGGGTGCGAAGTGCGTAGGCGGCTCAACGGGCGGGCACGGCTGTATCGGGGAAGGTACAGGAGCAGGCACCTACGGTGTGTTCGGTCGCGGCCTGGTTGCAGGTGTGACAGGCATTCGCGGTGAAGGCGGTTCAGGTTCGCCCGGCGGATCGTTCTTCGGCGGAGCAGGAGGAATCGGCCTGCAAGCCACCGGCGGCACCGGGAATGCCGCCGGACTTGCTGGTCAGGGCAGCGGCAGCGGTGTCGGCGTCACTGGCGTCGGCGGTGTGACTGGTGACGGTGGTGACTTTCGAGGCGGTACGACGAGCGGCACGGGCTGCACTGTCACGGGCGGCGGATCTTCGGGCATCGGCCTTCTGGCGACCGGCGGAGGGCCAAACGGCAACGCGATCGAAGCAGTCGCTCCCGGCAGTGGGCTCGCTCTCAAAGCCACGGGCGCGATCTCGACGAACGATTCGGTTTACGCCGACGTCGTGCTGCGAGCGGGAACCAGCTCGACTTGCACGGTGCGCTCAAATCGCGTCGAGTTCGACGGTGTGACGCACCCGGCGTCGAACGCATCGATCAAGCACCAAGTCCGGCCCGTCAACACGCCTCGCGTTTGGGCTACAATCGTTACCGACGGTGCTGGTAACGTGAGCGTGCTCGACGGTTCGGGGGTTGCCAGCGTCGCAATCTCGGGTACAGCGATCGTAGTGACGTTCGTTGATGCGTTCTTGGACAACAAGTACGCGGTGCTGGTGTCCGGTTACGACGGCTCAGTCCCCACGGGCACGCCGAAGTTTGGCGTGTACCGACCGAACAACACCACGACCACGGCAGAAATCGCGTGCGTCAGCGACCCCGCTACCGTGGTCCTTAATCTATTCCTGCTTGTCCTCGGTAGACAGTGACATAGGCGGTGGTTAGGCACCGGACGTGTGCCGGTGTCTGGACGGACAGGTCAAACCGTAAACCCGTCCCTGTGGCCGGAGGGAACAGAAGCTCGCCTGACGTGTCACTCTCACGTTGCGTGAAAACTTCGGACCACCCAGGCGCGACCCTCAGCACACGACGTACACCAATCGGGCAGCCGTCCGCAAAGAACAGCTTCAGCCCTTCACCGCGCAGGTCGCTCACTCCAGTCACCGAGCCTGACCCGTCGAAAGTCACAGAGCACTCAGACCCACGCTCGACAGGCCCGAGAAACTCCGCGCCGTCAAGTATGCAACGCGAGGGCAGCGCGTGATCACATGCGGCAGTGAGGGCCACTACCGCAAGCAGAGCCCTCATTTCTTCAGGCACACCGCGATGTGCAACACCGGGTAAACAGTGCCGCTCGGCGTAGTCCAGATCGTTGCGCCAGACGGCGTCACACCTTCGGTGCTGCCGTCAGGGTCGAAAGCCAGCGCCACGTCAACGCACCGAGCGCCGGGATCACAGTCAAGATTCTCGTCGCATTGAAGGATCAGACACTTGCGATAGTACGAGTCCGCCAGAAAGCACTGGCTGTCGGCAGCGTTGCCGGTCGCGACAGCCGGAAAGCGATCCTTCGCCAGCGATTTGAAGTGCCACGGATGCAGCACGCGACCGCCCTCGTACTCAGGGATTGCGCCGATCGGGGCAACTTCAAGAGCGGCTCGACGCTCGGTGATGTTCAGATCGGGCTGGCATCCGAGAAGCATAAGCGGGATAAGAGTCAACAGTTTTTTCATGGGTGATTTTCTCCTTGTGTTCTGACACTAAGGCAGTAAAAATACCGCTGTGTCAAGTAGTAATTCCAACGAACGGGGATCGAGTTATGACCGCCGAAGGCGTCGGGCCTGGCTCGTGGACACCTTCGGGCTACGTAACGCGCGCGGTCGTGTCACTTGGGTAGTGTGTCACCACTGCGGGCGGCGCATGCGGGCAAATGCCGGGGCTTGGGAAGTCGATAGGTTCCCGGTGTGCGGGCATGCTGGCGGCAGCTACTGCCGAGGGAATATCGTGATCAGCTGCCCGGATTGCAACAAGCGTTGTGCTTCGTCGCACTCCGCGTGCCGCTCTGACGTTCCGTTCTGAGGAAGTAGACGAGTGCTCTAGGGCCACGTCCCCGCTCGCCGTACTCCTCAGTGCGTGTCTGCACTTGCGCAGCCCGACGGGCGTAGCCGATCCACTTGTAGGCCGTGACCCTCGACACGTTGAGTAGCCGGGCCACGTCTGAAGCTGTGCATGGGCGTCGGCGTAGCAGCCGCATCACCGCGCTGATAGCCCTGGCCCTGTCGGGTCTTGCACACAGGCCACACTCGTACGGTTGTTTATTGTGGTAGCACCTCATCGTGTGTGACGGTATTTGTAAACGTCTCCCGAGTCAAGCTCTTGACGCGAGCCTGAATCACAGAGACGCGCTGCTCGATCGCTTCGATCTCAATCCGTGCAAGCGCGTCTTGCTCAGCTTGTCGCTTTTCGATCTCGTCGATCAGCACTTCGAGAGCGCTCAACAGCGCGGCTACAGCTTGCATGCTTGCTCCGTTTCCTGTTTGAGCTTGGGCACGGTCACATCACCGATACGCTGTGCCGGTGGTTTGGCGAGCTGGCGCTTGACAGCACCGATCAGTGCGAGCGCTCGCTCGACGCAAGTGCCAGCTTTTGCGCAAGTGCTGGGTTCACGCTCACACGCTCGGTATGCGAGCGCGGCTTGCTCGTCTGCTTGACGGGCTGTCTTGATCAGGTTCTGACCGCAGCCTGCGGTCAGTGCGAGGGATAGCAGTAGTGTTCGTCTCATATCGAAAAGGCCGCTTGCGCGGCCCTCCTCTTGCGGTGGTTTTTCGTCAGGTTGTGTGCTTCAAATCAGGTAGCTCCTTTCGCGTAGACACGCCTTCGTTCGAGTCTGTTCAGATACCAAAGTCCGAGCCCCACAGCGTCAATCGCGTTATGGGCAAGCGACCCGACGGGCAGTCGCATAAGTTCGTTTTTCGTAAGCCTGTTCTTGATCCGCTCGGTGAACACATCACCGTCTACGGTCCCTTTCCATTCCGAGGGATGCGCTGCTCGCTTAAGGTCAGCGACCACGCCAGCTGCTACACCGCCGCAGATACTGGCCAGCGGTAGCAGATCGTTTGGATCTCCCTTGGTCTTGCCGCCTACTCGCTGATAGACCTGCGGGTACTCGATGATCAGATCAAGAGCCTCGTGCTTGTACTGCGCGCAGGCTGTGCCGATCATAGCGATTACCTCCTCGCACATCGCCACAACAGCCGGGAGTGTTTCCCGGTGGTGGATCTCGGGACGAACGATTGCAGCGTGTTTGAGCACAGCACCCTCGAACACGGCAAGGCCGCTCGCACGCAGACCGGGATCAAGCGCAACTGTGAGCCTCACGGGCCATGCCTCCTGCACTCGTGCTTTACGCAGGTTTCGTCAGCCTCGCAGTCCTCGTCTTTGCTGCACGAGGGGTACCGCGCGGAAGCGTACACGCTCGACAGGATCAGTAGCAGTAGTCCCCATACCGCAAGCGACAGCACAATCCCGTGCCTGTCTGTCCAGTGCTGACGACCTTGGCGCTTTTTCATTACAGCACCTCCGATCGGGCTGGCCCTTGCATATAGTCCAAGCACTCGGTGTGCAGTTGCTTGGCGTCGAGCGTGTCGGTGCTCACTTCGCGTAGCTGCTGCACACTTGAGATCGCGTGCAGAAGAGGCCACGCAAGATCCCGAGTATCAGCGGGTAGCACGACGCTCGGGCAGCGCTCGGTGAGTTGCATGTGAAACACCGGGATCATCCGGCGTAGCACGCGCTCCCGTAGCTGCTGATTGTCGAGGATTGCGGTCAGCGTCATATCACCGAGCTTGCGATCCGTTATGATGCGCAAACGCTCGACAAGTCCAACACCGACAAGTTGTGCTTCAACGACGGGGATACCTGCACGCCTCGCAGCTAGAAGCTCATTCCGCGCTCCCCGGCTAGAACGCCAGCCAGGACCGAGCACTACCGCGCTACACGCCAGCATGAGCGACTCGGTCGCGTCGTACCAGTACGACTCACCGCCCAAACCCTCGACGCCGATCCCGGTGTTGTGCGGTATCACCGGGAAAAATTCCGAGTCAGAGGGGAAGTTCTCGCGCACGAATCGGCGCGCGTTCTCGATGTTCCGCGCGATCCCCTCCGGTGTCTCCGCTACGTAAGGCATCGCGATATAGATCAGCTTCTTCCGCATGTTGCTCCTCATACCACCGACGCAAGTCGGTAAGGTTGAAACGGTTTTTCACGAGCGTGTAGGGCACACAGCCGCAGCCTACAAGTCCCACGGGATCAGTCTTCCGCCCTCGTCGTATCGGGCCTCGGCTTCTTTGAGCCAATAGATCGACAGCGCGGGCTTTGCGTCGAGCCTCACATCCGGTGTGTATCGCCCGCCCTCGGAGATCATCAGGTCAGCCAGCCGGTGCGCAGCCTCGTGTGCGCGGCTCTGGGGCACCTCGCCAAAAATCTCGTCGTGTGCGAACACCGGGAATCGCGACCCCCATAGCGCCGACTCACGATCAAGGTATGCCTCGCGGGTAGCTGCTCGATAGCTGGCTTTCGCGAGGTCCGACGCGAGGGCCTGAAACCCGTTGTTGGCAGCGGAACAGAAGTCAACCCCGCCTCTGTACCTGTCTACGAGTGGAGCGCCGTCCACGTAGTCGCTCGGTGACAGACACGCGATCCCGCCTTGTGTCTCCACGCACGAGGACACCCACGCGAAGTAGGGCTTCATCTCCGACCACTGCCGGAAGTAGCCCGGACGAAGATCGTTTTCCACGATCTCGACGCATCGCTTGCACAGCGGCGGATAGTCACGCCCGCGCCACTTGGTAACGAGCTGGGTGCCGCACTCTGGATCGCCGCCGAGCGCGATACAAAAACGGATACCAGGATAGACCCGTCCCGAGCGTCCGATCGTCTCACCCTCACTGCGCTTACGCTTCGCGAGCACAAGCCTCGCGCTCCCCATCCCACCGGGAAAGCCGAAGTTTGCAGCCTTCGCAGCTTGCCGCCAGCCCTTCGCCGCAGGGTCTTTCTTCGCGAGGAGCGCCAGCACCTCGTCAACGGACTTGCCGACGAGCGACGCGGCGAAACGTGTGTGCAGCAGACCGGGATCGCCTGACTCGTTGATGGCCTGCGCCATCTCGCTGTGGCCCACGACCCAGAGACACACCTGTGCCAGCGTGCAAAGCTCCAGTGCCGCGTAATCTACACTCACGTAGTAGTAGCCAAGGCGTGCCTTAAAGCACCCTCGCACGCCGAAGTCGTGTTCCTTCGGGGGCTCAAAACCCTTCGGCCAAGTGATCCGCCGGGGCATGAGCTGGACAAGCCCGGAGTAGGAAACCCGGCCCGACTCTACGAGCACGTTCGGTCGAGGGCAGATCGGATCGCGGACGCCCTTGCGCAGCTCAGGCAAGTAGGTGTCGTCGACCTTGACCACCTCGGACTCCGACAGATCGATCAGATCCTGATGGTCAGATTCAAGCAGCGTGTCCCGATCCTTGGACACCTTGCCCGTCTCTGTTCGGGGCACATCCGGTGTCAGCTCCAGCCCCGTCCCGTCGCAATCTACGCAGGTGACAGCGTTCCCGTTTTTCCCGGTCGGGGTTTTGCCTGTGCCTCGGCACACCTCACACCGACCCGCATCCGGCGCGTATGCCCTGACTACCGCGCGCTTGATCGCCGCCTGATCCTGCGTCCCATCCGTGCGCAGAAATCCAAGGGCTTGCAGACGCCTGTCTACTTCGGCCCTCGCGTCTTTTACGTAACCCTCAAGGATTGAAACCCTCTCGGGATCTGTACGAAGCCCCCAGATTGAACCCAGGTGTAGACACCACGCTGTTTCGGCTTGCGCGGCCAGGTCGTGGAAGTTCGCGTACCGGCCAGACGCGAACAGCTCCAGCTGGGCAAGCGCTGTCTGGGCTGTTTTAAGCGCGTCCTCTCGCGGGTACTCGACTGCGTCCGGTAGCCACTTCGCAATCGGAACATCCCGAAGCAGCCTGTATCGCTTGCGCCAGAAACCGGAATGCTTGGCCTCATCCTGCCCCAAGTGTAGCGACGAGACAAAGTGGAGCGAGTACGCGCTCGTCTGCTTACCTTGCTCAGACCGGATCGGCTGCCCGGTGCGAGGATCGCGACCGAGCGTACCCTCACCGATCGCCGCGAGCTGCTCGGCAATCAGCACGTCGTACACAAGACCCTCACGATAGAGGGCGAAGATCGTGCTGATCGATTCTGGGCATGTCTTCACAAGACACCCGAAGTCAAACACTCCGTTGGCCCACGCCGTGACAACCTTCCGGCGCAAGCACTCTTCGAGCTTCCCGGCCAGCGTGTCCGGCGTGAACGGACCGTCGGCTGTTGTGCCATCCGAGCCTGTCCAGCAGACCACATCAGGGGTCTGATTCGCGGGTATCGTAAGACCCGTCTCTGTGTCCATTGCGTAGATCACGACGACACCTCTTGTGAGCACGTCGGGACTCGAACCCAAGCGCCGCTACAGCCCTGATCACAGACCACCCAAAGGAGCAGATTGCGTATCCAACCAGACCCGTGATCTCGGGCATTCGCTGCCGTGCTCGAAAGGGGCCCCAAGCCCCTCTTACTACTCCGCTTGTGACCAGTTACACCGCGTGTAGATCTCGGTCGGCTTATCCTTCTTCGCCTGACTGTGCGCGCTGCACAGAACGATCCGGCCAGGGGACATCGACCCGTCCGCGTTCTTCTGTGGGCCGAACGGCTGACTCTCGCCAGTCGCCCACTCCATGTCATTCTCGAAAACCTGGAGCATCGAGGTCTTCGGGTCGATGTCTTTACGGGGCTCGCCGTCTTCAAAACCTTGGGCGCAGTACTCCCCGTAGGTGAGATCAGGATCGAACGCAGCATCGTTAAGACCGGCGACGGCCTTCACAAACGACTTAACGTTCCCCGCTCCGTATTCGTTCTTCGTCAGGTTGACGACGAAGGAAGCTACCGATCCCTTTGCGTTCGGCTCGTACGCTGCCTCGGTCTTTGTGGACTCAAGCACGAGGAGTTCCGCAATAAAGCAGACCCCTTTATGCCCGGCCTGCATGATCATACACTGCACTTCAAACTTGTACTTACCCGGCGTGATGTGCACGCCGGACTTGAATTCCCTGGCCTCGGCGATCTTTGCCCAAACGCTCGATTCCTTCTTGCTGCTCGGCTTCGCTGCTGGTCGAAATGCCATGTGCTCACTTCCCTTCTTGCTCGTGTTTGACATCCAGCACCCGCCGCCTCACCCGCTAACTGCTCGGATTGACTACAAGCGGACGGGCACCAGATGACCTACTGTTTACAATTCCTTCACTCACGGTGTCAAGAAAATCACGCTGGCGGTGCAGAGTTTTTGTAAGTTGCCGCCGACGCCTTGCACCCATCGGGCTTGCTTGATCGCGTTGTCGATTGCGTCTGTGTACTCTGGCGTGTGTCTGTACGCGAGCGTGACAACTTCGTCGCGCGGCTGCCCTATTCGGTGCAGCCGTCCAAGTAGCTGCTCCCAGTCCGATCCGCTTGACGGCGGGTTTGCAACAAGCTGCTCGTAGAAAAACCGCTGGAGCCCGTCGCGTCCCGTGCCGTGGCTTTTGATGCTGGCGACGATCGATCTGTCACCGCGCTCGGCCAGAATCCGATCCTCTGCGCCAACCCCCCCGCCGTGCAGTGGTATCTCTGCAAGCTCCGCGACGCGCTGTCCGAAAGCCCCGTGCTGGAACCAGACGATACCCCGGTTTTCACACGCCCACTTGGCCGCGTCTCGCGCAAGGTAGTCGTCAATCCAGACGGCTTCGCTCTCGTGGTAGACCGAGTCTCTGATCTCGATCCAGTCAAGGTAGCTATCGCTTGCCCAGGTCGGCAGGTCGCTCGGCTCACCCAGGTGATAACGCGCTGCGGCCTTTGCGAGTAGTAGCGGGCTGTCGAGGTGTGGCTCGCGTCGCTTGAGCTTTTCGCGCACCTCTTTGTGCCACGCCTTGCGCGCCTGAAACCAGGCTTCGATCAGGCTGTCCGGCTCACCTTTTGGAAAGATCCAGCGGTAGTAAAAACCTGCGGCCATCTCACGCGCGACACGCGCCAGCTCCAGCGCGTCCACAAGTTCTTCCCCGTCCGGCCTCACCCAGGTTTTCCGCAGGTTGGCGAGCGCTTCGTTGATGCCCGCCGGGACGGTAACAGCTCTCTCATCGATCAGAATCGAGGCATCGATCGCACCCTCTTTTGTGCTCACGACACCGGGTGACTCTACGATCCGAACGTGAAGCGCCCGCTCGATCTCACCTTCGCCTGTGGCCGCGAGCAGTCGCTGAAGCGGGCCGAGCGGCGCGGGGCTGTCACTCGGATCAATCGCAGCCGACCACTCATCGACCACGTCGGGATCAAGTGGGAAGGGGCTGCCTTCGCGTAGTGCGAACGCAGACAGGTGCGCGCCGTGCTTGACCGAGCTACCGAAGAGGGTGCCGGACCATGTGAAAAACCGGGCGTTGTGCTGCGCGAGATACCGCAAAAACCGCCCGGTGCGCGCGGTGTCTTTGTTGCGTAACTTGTGCCCCTCGTCGGCGATGATCGCGTCGGGGCGCAGACTCTCAAGTAGCGTCGTGCTCTCGGCTCGGCTCAGCTCCGAGTACGCTATTACGTGCAGACTCGGCTGGCCGGGTTGTATGCAGCCAAATTTACTGCCCACTCGAATCGAGGGTACGCGGAAGTGCTGGCTCCACAGCTTGTAGGCTGTGACGATCTGCCCGCGCAGCTCAGGCGGTACAAGCAGCACGGCCAGCTTGCAGCCCCGCACAGCCAGCGGCACCAGTAGATCAAGCCCGGTCTTGCCGTGGCCTACACCGATCGGACCGAGCACACCACCGACCTGCTCAGCTTCTTCGAGCGCCCACGCCTGCGCCGGGCGAAGCCTCGTGATACAAGGCCAGCCGAGCGTGGCGCACTCACACCTCGCCGTCTTGCGTGCAAGCCTGACCGTCCACTTGTCAACAAGTCGTTCTGCTTCGGGTGAGCTAAGGTCAAGCACCGGACGCCTCGGTAGCGACAGCACACGATCCAGATCTTCCGATCGCGTCACGGTCCTGAGCGCCGGGACGTGCGAGGCACTCGGATTGAACGGCGGTCTTACTGAGGCCATGCGCTTTTCCCCACGGTCATTTCCCGAGCCAGTGTCTCAAGCGCTGCGACTTGCTCGACCTCTTCAGGGTCTACCGTCTGCGCCTGAAGCTCCTCACCGACGAACTCGTACAGCCCTGGCGGTGCCCAGTAGTACTCCTCACACGCCAGCCCGTACTGTTTGAGATCGGACACGAGCTTGCGCAGATCGAGCAGATCCCCCAGTGCTGACAGCGTGATCCAAAAGATCCGCCCGCTGATGTGCGGTAGCTTCGCGTCGCTTGTGCCCAGGCTTGCGACGTGCGCGCGCAGCCGGATGCGCCGTACGCCTTGCTCGGTGCTGGGCAGGTCTTCGATTTGCAAGGCGTACGAACGCATGGCTAGCGCCGTCCCCAAACGACAGTCGTGAACTTGCTCGCGATTGCCTGCGCCGCGACTTCGCGCACCTCGTCTCCAAGGCAGCGCAGTCCGCACAAGGAAGCGTTACCCACCTGATATCTGCGCGGGGTAAACTCAGCACGAAGCACGGCGGTAAGCGCGCCCTTCCATTTGCCGAACGAGAGCGGGCTGTCCGCCGGAGCGCACCGAAGATCAGCCGCGTTGTGCTGGCGGGCAAGCTGCTCAGCCAGTGCATCGACCTCCGGGCCCAGGTCGTAAACCATCTCGCACGTCTCGACCAGTGCGTCCACGATCAGGATCGTGTGCTCAGGCACAGTGGCGGGAAGCTCGTGCTGCTCAGACTGCGCCAGATCACGCGACTCGTGCGCCTGTAGTGCCGGTCGAATGTCGGTGCGTGTGTGCTCGGCCTCTTGCACAGCAGCGCGTTCGGTGCGCTGCTCGACCGCCGCTGGCGGCGATCCGGTCTGGGACTCAGGTTCGGCTGCAGTCTTGCGTGGGCGACCACGGCCACGCTTGGGGGCCTCGGCTGCACTTGCCTGAGCTTCCGGCTTGACCGCTTCCCTGCGCAGCTCGACGTTCTGCGCAGCTAGCTCCCGCGCTGCTGCGGGCAGGGTCTGAATCGACTCAGGTGGCACCGGCTCAAAGCTCTGCGCCAGCGTGATCACAGGCTGATCTGGCGGCGTGATCTGAGGCGGAGCCCCCTTGCAACCGATGTGTTTGATCGTGCCGTCGGTAAGACGAGACACATTTCGGATCGTCAAATCCTCGCCGCAGTCGGCGCACCCCTCCTCGTCGTCGGAGCGTTCGATCTCCTCACGCAGCTTTGCCGCTACCTCTGCGCGGACTGGGCGGTGTGCTGTGACGGGTTGCACCGGAGCCGTGTGTACGGCTTGCGCTGGTGGTGCGGCGGGTGCTGGCTGCTGGGCTGGCGTCACTTGCGTCTGCGTTGCTCGGCGTAGACTCATGGGGGTTCTCCAGATGTTTTTCAGGCGTTCAGCTTCAGTCTTTGGACAATAGCTTGCGTGCGGACAGCCTCCGTAGGCCGAGCACGCGAGCAGGTTTTTCGGTACTTCGGATGCGTCGCTGATCTCGGCGACGCGCTGCATATCGCTTACGACAGCGGTCAAGCGTCTGTGTTCACCTTCCAGGTGGTCGCGTGTAGCGACGATCGTGCGCTTGGCTGCGAGCTTCTGACCTCGCGTCTGGAAGTAAACGTGGGATAGCCGGACACGATCCGCGTACTTGTCTGCGTTAAGCACTGCCAATCCGTAGCCCACCATCTGCGGATCGGTGAGTAGTGCCGCGCCTGACTTTCCGTACGCGGCGATGCTCGACGTGGTTTTCCAGTCAAGCACTTCGATAACGTCCTCGCTGACTTCAGCGCCCTCGCCGTCTAGGTGGACGGTGCCGCAGTCAAGAAGGTCAATCCTGCCCGACAGGTACACGCCCGCGAAATCGAGCCCCAGGCGAAACACTCGATCAGGAACTTGGACCTCGACGTGTTGCCGTTCCCCGCGCCGGATCAGGTGCTTGCCAGCCCGCACTTCAGGCGAGAGCACGTCCTCGCCGGTTTTAAGGTAGTGCTCGATCGAGGTGTGAAAATCCTTGCCTTTGGACTTCGACGCCGTTTCAGGCTCAGGTTTGCCCGCGACATACCGAAACCACCACCTGCGCGGGCAGCCTGCCGGTTGCGTCGGATCGAACGAAGCGATCTGACTGACTGACACTTTTTCCAAAATCATAGGTCGGTCCAGTACTTGGCCGAGTAGTCGAGATCCTGACCGGCACGAACAACACGCTCGATCCGACTGATCAGATTGACAAACGGTTCTGACAGGTAGGCCAGCGCGATCGTTTTGAAGGTCTGTTCCCAGGCATACACCCAGGCACATGTCGGGCAGGTTGGCGGGGGACCGATGTCGATCGGCTCGCTCCCCGGCGCAGATAGCCGCACCTCAAACCAGATCCCCCAGCGCTTGCAGACCTTGCAGTACGTCGCTCGTATGCGGCAGGCGTTGCCAAGCTCAACAGCCTTGTCCCGAAGCTGCCCCGTCAGAAGGTCAAGGTCATACCTGTGCGGGGTTTTGGTCAGCAAGTCGATCATCTGTCACCTCTTGTAGCGCAGCGTGTCCGCGTCTCGGGATGTTCTTCAGCTCCTCGGTCGGAGCGAAACCGCGCACCTGACGACCGAGCACCGAAGTTCGCTTTCGTTCAAAGCCTAGTTTTTCCAGCGCGATCCCGACCTCGGAAAGTAGGGAAGGTGATAACCGATCCGGTGGGAATTGTAAAGCTTTTGTTGCGGCTTCCGCCGCTGTGAAAAAAAGAGGTCGTCTACTAGGTGCTTGATCAAACCACCATTCAATAAGACGCCCGTCGTACTGAGCATCTTTTAAGCGCGCCTCCGTCTCGCAATCCATGGCGGTCTGTTCGCTCGGCGTCAGCCACCAGTGGTGGCCGTTCTCCCCGCCGCCCGCGCTTTGCCAGGCACGGAACTCGGCTACAGCTTGCGCCCAGATCTGATCACGATCGCGCCGGATCTTGGCCCGGTCGAAATCGGCAGTGCTCGCAAAAGGCCAGTACCGCCGATTGCCTGTGCGGTCGGTGAGGTACTGCCGATCATTGGTAGTACCTACGAAGACAGCGCGGCGCGGAAAGTCCTGGGGAGCCTTGCCGTAGGGTGGACGGAACTTGTCGATCCGCTGCGCAAAGAACAGCTTCTTCGCACTGTCCTCGGCGCGCTTAAACGACTCCAGCTCCCCCAGCTCACAGATCCAGTGCGTCGCGGCGAGTTGTTTTGAGTCCTTGTCACCGATCACGATCTTTTCCTGGCAGAACCAATCGCCCGCCAGAATCTCGAAAAACGTAGACTTGCCGAGTCCGCCCGCACCTTCGAGGATTAAGACGGTGTCCACCTTACAACCTGGTGACAGTGCGCGGGCCACTGCCGACCGTGCCCACTTGTGGCCGCACACGTCTGCGAGCTTGCTGACATTCTCGCCGCTCGGACTGCGCCTGCTCACCTTGGCGTAGTCCTCAAAGAGCACCGACAGGCGATCAACTCCGTCCCACTGTAGGCCGTTCAGGTAGTCGGCGAGCGGGTCGAACCTGTTGGCCCAGGCCACGCGCGCGATGCGCAAACCGACATCGTGCGGTTTGAGTCCGATCCCGTGATGCCTTTGGAGCCAGTCACACACCTCGACTTCGAGGATGCCCTCGCTTGCGCCTTCAAACGGGCCACCGCAGACCACGACCTTTTTTGATACAAGGTCGAACTTGATCGTGTCCCGAGTCTCCTCGGAAAATAGGAGGGTCACAAAGGCATTCTCGCCGCACGAGATCACGGCGTCTTTCGGACTCTTGAGCAGCAGATCCTGCCACTGCTCAAACGGGTCTGTGTCCGGGTCAACCTCTGCCAGCTTGTCCGGCCTCACCACGATCTTACACAGCCGCTCCCTGATCGCATCATCGTGCGCCTTGCGCGCCGCGTCCGCGTCTGCGCGCCGGACCTGCGCTCGCCGGAAGCTGTCCATCGCCACACCGAGCCAGTGGGTAAGCCCCTCATCACCCAGCTCGGTGCGAGCAAGCGCGGGTGTGATGAGTTCCGCAAACGTGTCCACGCTGACATCCGGCGGCAGCGCAAAAGCGCAGAGGCTTGCGGCCTGGTTGATTCGCACCGACCTGTTTCCAAGCCTTGCGATCGCTGTGCCGCGTACGATCGCGTCCAGCAATTCGGCGTGTTCGGTGTTGCCCTGCCTCGCCTTTGTAGTCCGCAGCTCGGCCAGACGGCCTAGCAGCGCGCTTGGATCGATCGGCTCGGACTCGGTTTCATTGGTCTCGGGCTCAGCTCGATGATGTACGGGCGTGGGTTTGACCTGGGCGGCTGTGGCTTTCGGGAAGGTGTAGTAAGGCCCCTCCGAAACGAGCGCGATCGGCTCCGCACCACCTACTGGGCAAGTCGGCAGGAAGTAGAGCCGGGCAGGGTCTTTGCACGACTCATCGGCCTGCACACCCAGGTCAAGCGCTGCGGTAAGCCACGCCTTGCGCCACTGCTTGGCCGGGTACGGGTGCTCGAGCGGCAGCACGATCCGTAATCGTGGAGCCTCGGGCGTGTGGCTGTGGCTGCTGTGGACTACGGCCCGGTAGCTACCTACTCGGGCGAACCACTCGCTCGACTCCCATCCCGGTGCAAGGTCGTCAAGATCGAACACAAGCGCGCATAGCTCTTCGGCATTCGCGTTACCGCGCCGGTCCCCCGCGAAGGTGGCAGGGGACCATGACTTACCCTGCTTCGATTTACAGTGTTTCCCCTTACAAGGGGCGCACTCCGTCGGAGTGAAGTGTGTGAGCAGATCGACCAAATCCGACCACTCGACCGCGACACGGGTTGCGGCCCCGTCGGTGAGACTATCGAAAATCGAAAGTTTCATGGCCGGAAGTGTTTACTATTTCCCAGGCGATGTCAAGGTTTCTGAGTGTCTAGCTAGGCAAGCGGTGTCAAAAGTAGACTAGACTGGTCGTCTAATGTCTACTCTGTCTAGGTATTCTAGATGCGTATTATACCCCCTCAGCGACGGGGAAAGTAACCAATTAGATAGATAGACAGACAGACAAAGGGTTTTATAGATCTTACAGATCGGGCTGTTTTGATTTTCCCGAATATTCCGATTTTTGATTTTTCCGAATATTCAAAAAATTCCCGATCGCTGTTTCTTCACCGATTTCGAGATCTCGATCTAGCCTCTGTCTGTCTGTCTAGTTTGACAATTGTAAACACATGTCGTCGGTGAGGTCGTTAATATGCATCCTAGATACCTAGACAAAGGGATTGGTTCGACCAATAAAAGAGGCTCGCGCCACGCAGTTATCGAATTTCAGCATCTCCAGAAAATCCGAAAATTCGGGGAAAATCCGAAAATAGCCAGGCCGCTGGCGCGCTGACCCGGATGTAAGCTACGGTACAAATCACGCACCGTTAATCACCTGAACACGTCTTGTTGCCTGAGCGTGCGCCTCAGTGTATCGTTTACAAATGGGTCTATTCACCGACGAGACACCGCCACTTGTGGGCGGGTACTGGGATCAGGAAGATGTACCGCTCGGCAGGGTGTCGAGGTCGGTGTACTCGAAAGGCAGGGTCATAGAGCCTGAGCTGATAGACGAGATCTGCGACGCGATCATGCGAGGCTCGACACCCAAGGTCGCGGCCTGTCAGTTTCTCACCGAGAGCGAGCACCACGCGCTGCTGCGCGAAAGCTCGGAGTACCAGCACCGGATCTTGCAGGCGTGCGCCAAAGCCCGCGCGCTGGCCGAGTCCGCTGTCTTTGTGTCCGACCCCGGCAAGTGGCTGCTACGTGGCCCTGGCGGTCGGCTGGTTGACCAGGAGCTGACCTGGCAGCAAACGATCAAGACCGAGCAGCTGATCAAGACCGAGCAGTCGGTTGACTTGTCCAAGCTGTCGGAGGATGAGTTGCGCAAGCTGCTGGAGCTGACCGAGCGCGCGACCGAAGGCAAAGACGACTTGACACCGGACTAGGGTTAGTGCTGTCATGGTGTCATGACCACCCTTCGCTATCAGGATCAAGAAGACGTTCCGATCGCGCGCGTGCGTGCCGACCTCGACAAGTACCGCACACCGGATTGGATGACTCAAGCGCTCGTGTCGAGCTTCCCGGCGATCAAGGGCAGCGTGCTTTGCGATCCGTGCTGCGGTGACGGACGAATGGCTATGACGCTTGCTCCCCGGTTCGATGGCCTGATCGCCAGTGACATCGATGCCGAGGATGTTCAAGCCGCTCGTGATTGGACGCGAAACAGGTTCGTGACTCGTCGGATTGCTCAAGCTGACCTGACTTCGCCCGACTTCATAACGCGGCAGATCACCGACGTTCGGGCGATGTCAGATCTCATGCACCGATCAGGCTTTCCGCCGGGAATCTGGACGATTGCAAACCCACCGTTCAAACACGCGCTTGAGGTCGCGCGCTGCGCGCTCGCGGTATCGCCTCAGGTCGCACTGCTGATGCGCGCTACCTGGCTTGAGCCGACCGAGGCCCGGCGCGACTTCCTCTTAGAGCAACCGCCCCAGCACATGCTGTACCTGCCGCGCTGGAGCTTCGACGGAGGCGGTAGTGATTCGGTGTCGTGCTGCTGGTTTGTCTGGGGCTACCCGGCGGACGTTCCGGCGATCAGGGTGTGGCCTAGCAGACCGAGCCGCAAATAAATCTTGACACTACACCGGGGCTTGGCCTAGTGTGCTCGCTCAGGAGGTGACGGAACGTGACTGACGCACAAGGAGCTTGCTGCCCGTCGTGTAAAGGTGTTCGGTGGTCGTACACATTCAAGCGCACGCACGCTATCAAGCAGTGCCTGACATGCCGATGGCGTGTGTCTTTCGATACGGCTTACGATGTGGTCTTCAAGATCAAGACCGTTGAGCACGCTCGCGCATTTTGGGCGAGCGTGTACGGGTGAGATAATCATGAAGTGCTCGCTGGATATTGTAGGTGCTAGCTTCGATCTCGAAATCGGTAACGGTGTCCGTGTGAAGAGAGTCACGACCGGACCCGTCGAGGTTGACATTACCATCAGACTACTTGGTCACAAGCTTGAGATCTGGCGCGTCGATCACAGAGTGGGTGGTGTGGCTCTGTCGAAATCAAGGACGGTCAAGCGATGAAACTCTACCGTGTTACACTGGAGTACACTGCAAAGCGAGTCGTGTTCATCGAAGCTTCGGACTGTGACGAAGCAGCCGACACAGCGCTTGAGAACTTCAAGGCAGAACCTCAGCCTGACGATGTTGTGGAAGATGGGTCTGCTGAGGTAGTCGAGTCAGTACATGACCGCGACCCTTGACACCGCGCGAGCGGAAGTGCTACAGAGGTCGCGTGAGGATCGCGGGATGCAACTGATCAAGCTACAGATCACAGCGACGGAGACACACTGCGGAACGTTCGGCACGGCTGGTCAGCTTCGCTGTAGGTACGTCATACCGTACGGCGGTCAGCCTGTGTGTGCGGCATTCCCAGCCTGCGAATTGAAATACGACGATAAGGCAGGTGAATTCTTCAGACTGCCTGAATGCGTCGAGGCGGGTGACAACAGGTGACACTATAGAAGTCGCGTGAGGATCGTGAAATGAAAGTGGAGTTCAAGAACGGAAAATGGGCGCACGTAGCATCAGGCCGAGTGTACTACGCCCGTTTGCGTACAGACGGGGTTTGGCTCTACTCGGGTGGGCGGCCTTCGTTCATCGGGTATTGTGGTGTGCAACCTCTTGACCGTTTCCTCGCAGATTTCCGCAAACTTTGACATCGGCTTGAACGGTCCTGTCGTCGCGTCGCAGCCGGCTATCGTCTCGTCGCATACGGTGAAAGTAGATGACACTACAAGATCTGAAGAAACTCGATCGGGCCGCGCTGCTGCGGCAGTACGAGATCGAAGTCGGTAAACCCGGTCAAGCGAAGTGGGCGACCGAGGACGTGATCCGCAAAATCAGGCAGTACCGGGACTCAAAGCCCCGGCCTGTGCGGGTGAACCGCGCGAGCTTGCCCGAGCTTCTGCGCGGGCGGACCGAGCTACAACACCGATTCGGGCCGGTGAGCAAGTACCGGCCAGCAAGCCGTATCAGGCTTTCGGTCGAATGGCGCGGTGACACGGTTTGGTTCACGGTGCTGGAGCTTCCGCGTGAGTTGGAGCCAGCTCTGAAAGTGGGCGATTCATTCTGTGACGCGCTCGGCCTCGCGCAAATAAAAGGCCTCGCGTCGAGCTACACAGACAGCTACCAGCACGTACACCTAGCCACGTTCTGGGGCTTCCATCCGAGCGGCAAGCGCTCGGTGTCGCGGTGGTATCCCGACGCGCGCAGCCAGCACAAAGACTACCGGGTCACTGACCCGTCGTCAGGTGAGAGTGTGATCGTCAGCCGGTCCACAGCCTTCAGGCGCAGGTCCGAAAACCCGAGTCTGCAGATCGAGCCTTGCTCGCCTTTACTGGCTGGGGAGTTCAGCAGCACCGGAGACACTAATGCAGGATGAGGTCCAGGGCTTTAGCTTGCAGAAGATACGTGAGTGGCTTGAAAAGCACGGGTGGGTTCCGTGTGCCTCAGAACAGGACTGTGTGCTGTATGCCGATAAGGCAGGTAGGGTGGTGTGGGTGCCGGAGTCTTTAGGTGCTGGTGTCAGCGGACGTGAGCAACGTCGTATTTTCAGTGATACTTTGAAGACGCTAGCTCCAGAATTGGAGTCTGTTTGCGAGGGCTGATCGACAAGGCCCTGATCGAGGCCGAACTCTGTCGCCGATCGCTGCACGAGTTCGGGCGACGGGCGTGGTCGATCGTCGAGCCTACCTGTCCGTTTATCGAAAACTGGCACAACGGCGTGATAGCCGAGCACCTGCAAGCGTGCGCGCAGGGCGAGCTTCAGAACCTTGTGATCAACGTACCGCCTGGCACTGCAAAAAGCCTGTGGGGCTCGGTGCTATTCCCGGCTTGGATCTGGACATGGTCGCCGGGCTCGCGAGGGCTGTACCTTTCCTGGCACGCGGATCTTGCGACTCGCGACTCGATGCGCACACAAACGATCCTCACCTCAGGCTGGTACAAGGCCCGATTCAGCGGCCCGCGAGGCTGGAAGCTGGACCCTCGCCAGCACGAAAAAACCTACTACTGGAACACCTCGACGGGGTTCCGCCAGTCGGATACGATGCAGGGTTCTACCGGCTGGCGTGTCAACGCGATCGTTGCCGACGATCCTACGTCGATCCCGGAAAGCTGGAATCCGAAGCGGCTCCGTCACGTCAACGCGGTGTGGGATCAGGCGCTCCATAACCGCGTGGCCAACCCTGCGCGCGATTGCCGGATCGTGATCATGCAGCGCCAGCACAAAGAGGACTTGGCCGGACACCTCCTTGCACGAGGGGACTTTGCGCACATGTGCTTGCCGAGCGAGTACAACCCCAAGCGCAGCCGTGTGCTTGTGACGCGGACCGGGCGCGAGCTTCAGACCGATCATCGCACCGAGTCCGGTGATGTGCTGTTTCCGCAGCTTCAGCCCGGCACCTACCTTCAGAGCGAGCGTGTGCGGCTCGGTTCGCGGGCATACGCGGCGCAGCACCTGCAAGAGCCCTCTGTCGAGGGCGGTGGTTTGTTTCGACGTGCGTGGTGGCGCTTCTGGAAACCGGACGGGCGGGGCGTGTCGGGTGGTTCACGTCCGCACGGCTGTTACGACGGTGTTGCTGATCCGCTGCCTGAGCCGCTTGATCAGATCGGAATTTTCGTCGACGCGGCTTTTAAGAAGGGCGATGAAACTGATTTTGTAGTTTTGACTGTGATCGGCTTTAAGGGATCGCGGCGATACGTGCTCGATCGCACGCGCCGGAGGTTGGACTACGGTGAGACGAAGCGCCAGCTCGTGGCCCTGGTTGAGCGCTGGCGAGCCGATCCACTGCCACACAAGCGTGTGTCCCGAGTCGTGATCGAGGACAAGGCCAACGGCCCGGCGATTGTGTCAGAGCTTCGCGGACTGGTGCCGGGGCTTGTCGCGTGGAACCCAGGCCAGGACAGCAAAGAGAGCCGCGCGCAGTTTGTCAGCCCGACCGTGGAATCAGGTGATTGGTTGCTGCCTGATGGTGCGCCCTGGCTCGACGACTGGATCACGGAATTTGAGGAGTTCCCGACGGGTGACAATGACGATCAGGTAGACACGCTTTCGATGGCCGAGCTATCGACCGGCGTCAAGGTCGTGGCGGCTCGGCTGCGCGCGCTTGGTCAGATGTGATCGTCTAACCCACTACCTCGCTACATTGCGCCCTTGACACATCAGTTAACACCAGCTCCGCCGTCAGATGCTCGCTGTAGTGCGGATTGCTCGGCTGCTCCTTTACAAACATCGGGCGCGCTAACTCGATCGCCTCCTGCTCTGTCTGTGCGCACGCTAAGGCGTGAACAGCATCGAAACCCGTGAACCCGTTGTAGATACGGTATAAATTCATCACCATCCCTCGGTCAGATCCTCTTGATCCCAGTACCCGCCCACAAGCGGGGCATCTGGTTCGGGCAGTCTCGCACCACCGAACCACTCCACACGGCCACGCACAGCAGATGTAAGCTTGCCATCGCCCAAACAGGCTTTACAGGTGGTGCCGCGATCGGTAATCCCGTGCCCGGCACAACCGGGGCAACGATTCGGCCCGCTCAGAAATCCGCGAAAATGCTGCATGAGATCGCTGTGACGATTGTCTTTGTACATCACGCCACTGCACGTTGAGCCTGTTTGACCAGCACTTCGCGGTCGTTGTGCCACAGGTGCCTGTGTGACCTTGTCATGGTAGTACCTCCGATAAGGGTTATCAGGTGATCTTCCGCACGTCGGGCACTCGGTCATAGGGTGTCCGGCGGCCCTGCGAAGATCGTTTATCTGTTTCGACACACGTCTATCTTGAGCGGTCACGAGTTAGACCTCCTTGCAAGGCTCGGCTGCGCGCGCTTCCGGGCGCGGGGTCTGCGAGAAGTACGCATTCGCGGCTTTGTACTCTGGCGTGGTGGTGGCGAAGTCAGCAGCGACTCCCGTGATGCTCGAATAGGTCCGGCTGCGCTCGGTCCACCCCGTCATGGAGTAGCCCAAGATCAACCCGGTTCCGAAGCCCTGCTGAGTGAGGCCGCCGGTTTGAAGGCTGATAGAGACGTTGGCAATATCTGATAACGGCATGTCTCGCGCGCTCCGTTTGGCCGGGAACACGCCAGAGCCGTCGCACAAACAGCTCATCCCATTAACGCATGCATCGCAGTCTTGATCGAACTTTGGGTAGCAGGCATAGCATCCCACGCCCTTGCACAGACTGCACCCCGGACACGGCCTGAGCCGCTGCCCGATTCGGTACTCCTCGTGCAGCATGTAAGGTTCTAAACCGCGAGCCTGCGCCACTTTGCGTGCCCGTCGCTTCCTCGCGCCCTGCGTCATGCCGACGAGTGAGCGTGCCTCGTGGCCAGTGTTCGCGTCGATCATGGTTGCGTGCATTTGTATGTCC